ATCCAAACTCGCTAAAATGTTTGTATGCAATATCTAATACTGTTTTCTTTACTCTGACTGCCATTTAATTTTCTCCTTCTTCAGTCTCGGAAGGTCTTCCTCCCTCCTCTGGATTTACTGCGCTACCTGCAATATTTGCAGGAACTCTTATATCTTCAGTACCTTCTATAGCTTCAAAGCCTAAACGTTCTCTTGCTTCAGCCGGTGTAATAATGCCGCCATTTACTAAAGAAGTATAGTATGCGGAAGAGTCTCGTAATTCTGGTTGCAGTGCGGGAATATTTGTAATATCTTCTGATAACGCAAAGCCAAAATGTCTTTCTAATCCAAAATTCATTTTACGAACAATTGGAAGGATAGTTTCAAGATAAAACATACGCATATTAGGACGAATATTTGCATTATTTCCCGAATCTAACAGAATGGGAGGTACACCCAATGCTTTTAATATAATTTTTTCATTTTCTGCAATAGCTGTCTGAAAATCTAGTTCTTTAAAATTTACATTAGAAACAGAATCTAATTCAATGCCTCCGTCTAATATAAGAGGTCTTCTTCCGCCCGCATCTGGTCTATATCTAGCAGTCCACGATTGTATCATTCTTTCTTTTATTTTTTCTGAAAGTGTATTAGGAGATTTTAATACTAGTCCTGGAACTGCTCCATTCTTAAAGAAGTTATCTTGAAAATCTCTCATACTTCTCATAAGTACCATTGTACGTAATGCAGGCTTTAAACGTGATACCCCTCTATAAATAGAATAAAAAGAATTATCTTTTATATGAATAATTTCGCTAGGCTTGTAGCTAATTACTTCATTAAAAGTAAATTTTTCAATATAAGTGCTATCACTTGCATGTATGTTTATTTTGTTTGCCGGTAAATGGTAAAGATGTACCCCATCAAAATAAATAAATATGTTTCCGTCTATTAAAAAATCTGTTATTAAGTTACGACGAAAGGTACTTATATCCTGAAAAGGGTTAGGTTCTTTATTGAGGAGTAGTTCGACCCTAGAACGTTTAATGCCTTTTACTACACTCTGCATACCTTGGATCTGTCCGCCTACTGTGGTGGAGATTTCGGCTGCGTCATCAACTATCATATTTACGCCGCGATTAACGATTTCTAAATCTTCGTAAGCTCTCTCATAGTTTATTGTTCTTTCTCGAGAAGGGTCTATTTTATTATCATAGTAAGGCTGCGAGGGGTTTAGTTTCTCTTCAACTCCTTCAGGTTTTTTACCAAAAATATTGTTATACCAAGCCATGTTTTTCTCTTTGAATCTCTACCCAACGCATTTGTTTTTTTGCGGTTATTAAAGGAGGGTTTCTACCATAAAGTCTATGCAATTCTAAATGATGAAAGTGGCATAAAGTAACAGTGTCGTTATAAAGTTCCGCCCATTTATCTTCTATAAATTCGTCTCTCCAAATTACAATATACTCGTTTGTATAGTGTTCGGGTCGCTCTTTGTTTTTTTCCTTTAACCAGTCCTTTAATAAAAGGGCAAGCGTATAAAAATGGTGGAAATCCAGCTGTTCTGTCTCTTCACAGATTTCGCAAGAACTTCCTTTTTTATACTTTGATTTGGCTCTATCCCGTATATATTTTATAGGATCTCTTTTGAGCTTTTTCATATTTGAAAGTATATCCAATTTGAGGTGTTATGTCAAATATTATTTTTGACTTGGTATCATTAAAACCCGCTGTTGCTTGTTTCAAACGAGTATAATGCATATCTTAAGGCATCTGCCATGTGTGATGCTCGGTTATGTTTAGGTTTTTCTCTGGCTAAGTTAGGATTAGCATCCCATTGGTATTGGTCTAAGGACATAATACTTTCAGAGCATTTTTGATCAATAAAAAGACTATCATTATCTACTATACTTGCTACATGTGCTATTCCATCAAGAACGGACTTTTTGGCATTAATAGTACTAAGGTCATAGTTTTGTGCAAAATCAAATCTGGTCTGTTGAGCTGCGGAATCAATATAAATATAATCAATATCCCACTTACTTACTAATCTTTGTATTTCGTTAGCATGGTATTCTGTTGTTTTTTCGGCATCTAAATACTCATCTAGTAGGTAGTATTTTTTGTCGTCCCAATCGTACGCAATGACGCAGAACGCAGTAGGATCTCTATAACCAACATCCAACCCAGCAAAAACATCCATCTTGTGAGTCTCCAAGCCTTCTCCATTAAAGACGCACTTCTCGTGGTCGAAGTTCCAAACTTGTCCCTCGTATATATTAAAGTCTGCTTCATATTCTTGCTTAAACTCAGCCTCTGACATAGATTTTCTAGCTTCCATAATATCGTGTTCAGATATTCTGGGATTATCTTTATATGTTGCTTTAATTGAAATCCATTCGGAAAAATCATCTGAAAAACCTCTGTCAAAAAACTCTGAAAACCAGTTGTTACGGCCCCGAGGGGTAGATATAAAAATTGCTTTAGAATTTTCCTTATCCAACGTAGGGCGCAAGGCTACGTTAAATGCGTCCTTACCATCGGCAAGAGCCGCCTCGTCAAAAATAATTAAGTCGTAAGACCTACCTACACAGGAGTCTACTTGATTAACGGAACCCATCCGTATAGTAGAACCGTTTGAAAGTTCTATTACTTTATCTTTAGCGTTATCTTTAGTGACCTCTAGATCAAAGTGTTTAATTAGACCTCTTTGTAGATCAAAAGATATTTGAGATAAAGAGTAGTTCGGAGACATAATAAGAATGTTAGAGCCAGGTACTAAAGATACTAGCTGTCCTATAATATTAGCAATGTATGTTTTACCCTGTCGTCTGGATAATGCTGCACAAACAAAACGATATTTAGGATTATTGATAGCGTTTAAAATAGCTACTTGAGAAGGTAAAGGTTCTATACCAAGTAATTCCATGTAAGGATTTACCTGTAATTTTAGATACCTCTCTTCTGCTACATAATCAAATAAATAATTTGATATTATATCTTTTCGGCTAATTTCAACTGCCATTTTAATTTTGTCCTATTATTTTCAAAACTTACTTTTTACTTCCTACTGCATCTGCGGCGAAAAATGCCGACACTAATACTGCTATTGAGGCAAAATAAGTAGGTGCAATATCTGCAATTAAGTTTGCCGCTGAGTCTAATCCAAAAAGAGAAGTTAGAAAAATACCAAAAGGGTACAGCAAAAGACCAACTAAAGAAAACCATGCCATCTTACGAATAGCATCTCGTTGAGCGTCTTTATCTTCTAATTCTTTACGTTTAAATTCTAAGTACATTTCTTTTTCAGAGTCGGATACTTCGCCGTCTCCATTTGTATCTGCGGGATGATACCCTGTTTTTTCGTCTACCATTTTACCTTGCCTCCTTCGCCTGTAGCAATTTATCTGCTGTTAAGTAGAAATTAAAAAATCAACATAAGTAAGCCTAGTATTAAGCCAAAACCTATAATAGCTGCTGTAAAAGCCACTCCGAGCAGCTTAGCAAACTCAATGTTTTTACGTCTACGAATCTTAGATATTCTAAGCTGTTTTTCATGCTCAAGCCTAGATTCTTCAACACGGGCCATAATTTCATTATAGTCTTTGGTCAACCCTTGCATCATCATTGAGTCTTTTAACTGCTGATTAAACATTGATAGCTGTCGCTTTGCAAGCTGTATCTGCATACTGTCTTTAACAGAGAGGCGACCTACATACTTACTTTCGACATCCTGTACGGCCTCATTAGCTGTGGCATATCGTCCCATAAGACTTGCTAAATCAGTTGCGTGACCCTTTGACTCTTTTATAGTTGAAATTGCATCATTTAATCCTTTAATTACGGATATTACTGTTGCGACTTCGGCAATCATCGGATTACCACTTCACTTTGTCCGCCCAGTATGCGGCACTCATTTTCCCTTTAGCGATGTTTTTGGCGTGTCGTGCTTTAAAAGACGCTCTCTTTTTTCGCATTGCTGTAGACTCGCCGGCCTTCGGCTTCCCTGCCGTTTTAGCTCCTTGCTGGCCGAAACGAATTGTTTTTATCTTGTTACCAACTTTAGCTACTACGATATGGGACTTTTTAGCGTGGCCAGGAGTACGTTTAGGCTTATTAAACCCCGCAACGCCTGCTCGCTTTAGTCTTGAATCTTTCTTTTTTGCTTTCCGTTTTACTGCCATAGTTTATCGCCTCATTCTAGCCTTACGTTTTTTCTTTACGAAGGTCTTAACCATAGTAGGTTTGCCGCCGGGATTGCCGGCTTTTCTTTTTCTACTTATTGCAGACTTTTTCTGAGCTGCAGTCATACGAGCTGCTTTTGCTTTTGGTACACATTTAGGGTATTTGCCTTTCTTTGCTTTCTTCCTCCCGCACTTGGCGTAACCACCTCCTTTCTTAGGACGAGAGATATCTACCCATTCTTCTTTGAACCACTTAGTCAGTCCTCCTTTCGGTTTTGCCATTTTAGTCTCCCGGACTAACGTTTAGACGGTCACTTCTTTTTCTTTTTTCCGTTTTTACGTTTCTTGGCTGGACGCCCTCTTTTCTTTCCGTAGGTACCTTTTCCTGCTGGCATTACTTGCTCCCCATGCGGTATTTACCGCCCTTGGCTTTGTAAGTTTTTACAAGCCACCCATTTGCATAGGCTGAAGGATAAACTGCAAACTTCCGTTTTGCTTGAGCCTTTACTCTTGCATATAGTTTTTTATTCGTTGGAACTGGTTTCTTCTTCTTTACTGTTTTCTTCCTCTTCTTTACTGCCATTTACTTTTGCTCGCCAGTCTACTTTATCAGACTCTTGAAGCTCTGAGAGCTTTTCGGTTCCATTTTCATAGGTTTCCGCCTCTTCTTTAGTTGCGAAAGCTTTTTTACCTACCCCTGGTAAGTATCCTACCCACCGCCCTTTTGATTGAAACATACATAACTCCTTAAATTAAGTTCTAGGGGCTGCAAGCCCTTTATTTATATTTTTAACTCAACGTTTATTATAAAGAACATTATTTTAAATGTCAAGAAATTTTTTTGGTTAGGTTAGTCTGATAATGGATTGTCTAGGGCTCTTTGCAGCTTTTTCTCAAGTCTTTCTTCTAATTCTTTTATCTCTCTGCTAGTGTCGGAACTAAGTGCATCTCTCTTATTTTCGAAGCGTTCGCTTGCGCTATCTATCATCCCTCTTACTTTTTCCTCGGACGCTCGTACTTTATCTTCGGCTCTGTCCGCTTGTTTTTCGATACGAAGTATATCATCACGTAGTCCTGATTTGATATCTCGAGTATATTCAATGGCTTCATCTAGTTTTGTTTCCATTACATCGTTTCGTGCTGCAATAGCGTCTACATCTATGTTTTGTACTACTTCTCTCATATCTGTATAGTCTTTATAGAATTCGAAAGCTGCCCATGATGCGCCACCAAGAGTAGAGAGCGCGGTAAACACTACGGCTGCTTTGCCGCCTTTAAAGGTCATACCTGCGATCTCAAACTCTGCCATTATTCGTCCTTTGAATCAGTAAATTGCAGATTTTTTAAGTTTGCAATTTCCTCTTTTAATTTAGTTACCTCCATCCTTTTCTTTTCTAGTTCTAGTTGATAGAGTGTATTACAATTAATTCTTTCTTGAGGGGCTCCTATAGGTATATTAATACGAGCATAAACTCCTATATCATTACTTCTTATCGGATTAGCTTTATTTTCAACAACATAAGGGCTATCATATCCGTTATCAATAAAGCCTACTACACCTACTTCCACGTTTGTGGAAGACCCTATTGCATTTTGACAATCTAAAGTACCTGAACGTATTCGATCAGATGCATAAGTTTGAGGAGAGCTAGGTAGATTCAAGTTAAGAGAACTTGAATCTCCTTGCACCCAAAAACTTACAAACAGCAATATTATAAGTATAAAAACCTTCACTAAGCCTCACTTTAGTTTTGAACATATTCTGGAAGCTACTATAGACGGATCCTTTACGCTTTTTAGTATCTTGGATTTAGAACAAATATACAGAGCTGAGCTTACATCCATTTCTCTTATATAAATGTTCACGTATTTTCTTTCTTGGTAGCTTAGGGGAACTACTTTATTTTCACTAGCAAAACGCACCGGGTTCCAGTTTTTATCAAATACATCCAACCCGTAGTATTCGATATCGTTTCTATTATTAAAAAGTACCATTTCTGTTTTATAAACTCCTTCTATATGTGACAAAGATAACTGTGGATAAGTTGGAGTAAATTGGTGAGCACTTACTTGAATACTAACCATTAAAAAACAAAACAAAAACAGCTTTTTCATTATTGGGCAATACACTCTGCAGTAATTAAAGCAGTATAGTCACCTGCAGGGAATGCTTTTCCATAGCCATATTCTGCCACAGAAGACACATCAAACCATACAGTTCCTGCAATAGTTAGATCGAATTCTGTAGTGTGTCCATTATTATAAACTACTTTATTTGTTTCAAATGCTGACATGTTTGCATCCGACTGATCTCCTACACTAGTAGAGCTAGTCCATTCCACTACATCATCTAAAGACGGTGAAGAGGAGAAACTATTTGGAGTAGTTACTACGGCTTTATAAGCGTCCGCAGTAATAATATCATAACGAATAATTGGAACAACGCCACCATCTGATGCGGTAGTACTTAGCTTATCAGCTGTAGGGTTACCGTAGACTCCATCAGTGTCTGTAATAATTACACACTTAGATTCTACAACTCCGTTAATGGGTATGTTTGCTACTGCGGTGTTTGCACAGGCAACTGCAGGGATTAAAAATAAGAGTTTTTTCATAAAACTAGGTTCCTAGTGCAAAATAGCACTTCTTGATAGCTATCTATCGTATTGAGTATTTATCATGTCTTCATGTTTTTGTTGTTGGGCGAACTCAAGTCTTTTACTTTTTATATTTTTAGGCAAAAAGGTATCTAGTAGCATAGGCACATCGCGATACGTACCTCCGTTCAAGGAGTTGGTATAAGACGAAGGTATATAGTTCATAGCAAACAGAGCTGCTTCTTGTGCCGCAGCGTGAGTATCCATTGCAGATGAATTAACTCCTCCCAGCATTTTCTCTAAATTTATTGTTGCTTTTTTAATACGCATCTTGCGCTCGTATTCTTCCTCTTCCTCTAGCTTTGCTTTCTTTTCCATTTCTGCTAGAATGAGTTCATCCTGCAAAGGGTCGTTGAATTCTACCTGTGGTAGCATATTGGGGTCAAAAGGCATTACGTAATTGGGGCAGCTCGGATCAGCTTGAGGGTCAAAACAGGGATCGTACTTATAAGTGTATACTACAGAAGGATTAATGACACTTCCTGTACCTTCTACCTCTATAGAGCCGTCTCCCCAGAGTTCTAACGGGATCTCTCCTACAGGTATAATTTTATATATTTTGTTTCCTTTTAGACCTGACCAATCGTCAGTCTCTCTAAAAGTGTAACCAGAACTTAAAGGATTTTTATTTTGCACATGTACAATCATATCGTCTTCTAAGACTTTTACTGCTTCGTAACGGTATATAACATTCCCCACGGTGAGACCCGCTTGCTGTGGAAGAATATTTTGCATCACCCAATTATAGGCCTCCGTTCTACCTTGTCCGTAAATAATTTCAGAGCAAGAGTAGGATGAGTAAAAGACTAGCAATACCGCCAAGAGCCCAGCCTGTTTTTTTCGTAGTCTCATTCATTTTTCCTTTGTCTTTATCATCTATGGGTTGAACCTCTGTATGGGTTTCCCAACCTGCTTTTGCGGCGGGCCCTATTAATCCATCGTAGGGGCATGGTGTACCTGCCATCATCATGGCATCAAATACACGCTTGTCTTGACACATTACTGAAACTGCTGCTACCTTCATTCCCATATCATAAAGAGTTTTAGCATTCTTCAGTTTCTCACAGTTCATGTCTCTCATGGTAGTACCCATTGAGATACCAAGTATCTGTGTTTGTACCGCTCCTGCTACTCCTACTGTACAAAGATCCGAATTTGAAATATTCATTGTTGGAGTAATTGCTGAAGGAGGCGGAGACTTTAACGTTGTAGTAGTTGTACTGTTAATGTCACTCGTTGTTGTTGAGTCTGTTACTATTACATCCTCTTCAGCTAATGCTGCCGACGAGCATAGCAGCAATATTAGTAGTCTTTTCATTATTTTACCTAAATTGGTTACATTGCCATTACAAGAGTAACTACCAACCCTGCTAAAAAGCAGATAATTGCTCCTCCCATTGTGAGTTGTCTAGACTCCATTGCATCTAATTTTCTATCTATATCATCTAATCTATTGAAAGTTGTTACCCACCTTTCTTCGTAAGCACGAAGCTCGGCCTTTAAATTATTTATATCATCATCAGACATCATTTTATCAACTTTTCCATGAGCTTACCGTAGTTACCCTGGCCGAAGGGTAACCCCTCATTAATTTGTACATTTGTTTGACTTCTTACATTCGTACCTTGAGCTTTTTCAAGTTCTGTCTGAGCTTTTATTTCGTCCATTCTCATTTTATGGGCCATTTGCAATAAGTCGGCAAGATCTTTACTAGAATAAACACCAGTTTCTTTTGCTTCTTCTAGTTTGTTTTCGATCATTTCGTCCAGTACATTAGCAATATTATTCTTATTGCGATAACCCATGTCTAAATAAACAGTATCAATGTATTTCTTGACCTCTCGTTTATTTAGGATTTCGACTACTTTGTTTTCTCGAACGCCTAGCTGCTCTACGACTCCGTGAATATTCCCGAACTGCAAATAAGAGTTTGCTACTTCAAGTCCTTCCGGAGAGATTGTGGTTATTTCTTTACCCATATTCGCTATTATACTTGGGGAGGGTTATAATGTCAAGAACTTTTTTTGAGTACGTATACGAAAAAAGCCAGTGAGCGTGAGCTACCGGCTTCTTAATTACGAGTATAGAACAAAGTTACATAAGTATTGGGGCTAAAGGGATTGCTAATAGCGCGATCATTACAAATGGAAACCATATGTCCAAATGAGACATTATTTTTTTCATCATACGAATAACGGACCTCCTGTGTGTCCAAGTTCTTGAAATCTTCTTTGATTTCGGACATAGTATATGATATTTTAAGGAAATTGTCAAGAATTTTTTTTGAGTTGGGGTATAAGGAAAATGGTTTCAGCAAGTCTTAAAGCACCTTTAACATATTTTGAAAATACATAAAGTAGTACGTGTGGGGGAGCGCGGGCGAGCGCGATGAGAATGAGTCTCATTACCGCCCCTGAATGCGAATGATTCGCATTCGCTATATGCCCGCCCCTTTATTTTTTTGTTAGCATCCAACGACCGAATAAGGGGGCGCACATTTGGTTATAAGAACGGGCTCCCTTATGCGAAATCGGTATTAGACAAAACTCGAAACTGTGGTAAAATCCTACCCATACCAACAAGGGATACCATCATGCAAATATTTTTATCGTTAGGAATAGGGCTTCTACTAATTGCTTCAATTATCGGCGGCCTAGGATTTGCGTTTATTGGTGATTTATTTGGCACGATTATTTGCTTTTTGCTAACAATTGTGCTCGGATTGACGCACGATGAACTAGGGCGCTTATAACCAAATGCTATTAGCTTATTCCAAATCGGTATTGGACAAAATTAGAAACTGTGGTATAATCCACCCCATGCAATCAAGCATTACATTAAAAGGAAAGGACAATATGTCAAACTATACAGATGAAATGGTCGCGGTAATGACAGCGGCGCAGCCTCTCAACCTTGAAAAAGCCAAAGAATTGGCGGCGGGTTGGGAAGGTATTAATCACCAATCAGTTATAAGCAAGGCGCGTAGCTTAGGGCTAGAATATGTGAGCAAGCCCAAGCGAGCCGCCTCTAAAAAAGTTATGGGGCCAACTAAAGCGGAGATCCTGTTTAGCATACGGGATCAATTAGGCTTACCAGATCGCGAGGGTGATCTAACGAAAGCTGAATTGTCCTCTATTCTGGAATCGTTCGCGTGATCGAGGTTATCGGTTGGATCGGCGCGGCTGTAATGGTCGCGGCATCCTTTAACATGGCGCGGCCTTTAGGCTTAAAAATGGCTATTGTTGGGTTATCACTGCTAACTATACAGGCATATTCATCAGATACATATAACTTGATCGTGTTGAATCTTTCCAGTATAATAGGCTTCACATTATCACTAATGAGGAAAGCAAAATGAACTTTATATTCGACCTAGACCATACGGTCATTGACTCAAGCCATAGGCAACTAACGCGACCTGACGGGTCGCTTGATCTTGACGCATGGCGCGATAACTGCACTGCCGAGATGATTAACCGTGATAAGCTCTTGCCGCTTGCCAAGGTTATGCGCTCGGTATTCGCTAACGGTCACACTGTGATTGTATGTACGGCTCGCGTCATGTCCTCGCATGATATCGCTTTTCTGAAAGCTAACAATCTGCGATATAATGCGCTACTGTCACGCGCTGACGGTGACGATACGCCAGACGCACAACTCAAAAAAGCGC